CATCGGTGTGGTCACCGTCCGATAGGCCGATTATGCGCACCACCACCTGGCCGTAGGGGTATCTGATGCCTAACAACACGCTGGCGATTGCTTCAGCGCTCCTTGAATGTTTGTGCGATCAGCTCATCACGGACGGCCGTCCGGTGTGTGAATGTTGTCTTGTGGCCTCCGATGAACCGCCGCCTATGACGGGCTGCGATTGTGTGTGCGAAGACGGACAGGGCGTGGCATGGCTTCGTATGGCCGCCCCGGTGTGGCAGCAAACAGATTTGTCTAAATGCCCGGTAGGCCCGTGGAGGGTCACTTATCAGATGGGCGTGTACAGGTGTGTGTCTGTTGAGCCCACATGTGTAGAGACGACTGCGGAAGCGGGCCAGGTCGCTGATGATGTGGCGTCACTTGCACGCGCTGCATTGTGCTGTGACACGCTCGGACGACTACGCCATACTTTGGGTAACTTTCAAATCATCGGTCCTGTGGGCGGCTGCATCGGTGTGGCTTTGGATGTGGTGGTAGAGCTGGGCGCGCTGTAATCTGCCTGCATGGCTTTGTATCGCATTAATCAACGCAACACGCTTTTCAGGGGTTTTGTCGGAGAATTCGTGAATGCGGCCCCGGACGCGTTGATGAATGCGGCTGTTATGTCCGGGGTTTTATCGCGTATGGATGCGCCGGTCGTGGAATCTGTGCCCGAGGTGGTGGAAGTGGTCGAAGCGGAAACATCTGTACAAGAACCTGTGACCGATGATGCGTCGCAGAAAAAGCGCAGAAAGTAGAAGCAATGGCTGTGCGGGTGCGCGGTGCGGGGATACGACAGCTTTTCGAGCGCGATGTGGTGCCTTTTACTGCCGCGCTCGGCAAACGCATCGCGTCACGTGCCACACGACAAGCCCCACGGTTCACCGGCCGTCTAGCGAACTCAATATCCGCCGGACGCGTGCAACGCAAGGGCCTCAAAGCCTCAGTGAAAGTGTCCACAAAAACCGGATACGGGCTTTACCCCGAAGTAGGAACAGGTATTTACGGCCCTACAGGCCGTGTGATACGCCCCAAAAAAGCCCCCTTCCTGGTTTTCCAGCCACGCGGATTGGACCACATCATTCGCGTGCGCAGTGTCAAAGGACAACCAGGGCAGCACTACATGCGCCAATCACTCATATCTGAAATAAGATCACTCTAGGAGCATCATGAAGAAACTTGAATTTAAAGCCGTCGATATTGAGCCGCCGAAAACGGAGCCGGTAGAAGTGGAAATGGGCGGCGATATCTATGTGGCGCACTGCCCTAATGATTACGAATTTATTGCGTTGCAGGTAGATGCACGCAAAATGGAATCCGATCCAAGTGCCATCGATCTCACCAGGATCCTCGCTGCTTTCTTTGACCGCAGAGAAGCCGAGCTTATCGATATGCGCATGCGGGGCGCCAATGCTCGTATTTCTCTCGTGGGTGAGTTGATCCCGTGCGTATATGCGTTGATGGCTCATTACAAAGAAGAAGTAACGGCGCGTTTGGAAGACACGCAGAAAAAGGTTTCTTCCCCAAAAGGGGAATAATGTACCCGGGTGGGTGGCCTGACCAGGTGCATTATGCGGGAAGCGTGTACACGTATCAACAGGGCATACAGTCGGTGCTTGAGGCTTTGTCGGCCGCACAATCCGCTGAAACCCAGCAGGCATGGTTGAGCGTCGTCGCATATCCGATGGACGATGAAAGCCAAATCAGAATCATCGAAGATTTGCATAATCGTCAGCATCCGCTGACAGGACTCGGTTTGTGGGTTCTCGCTGAACGGATCTCGCAAGAGGCCCTTGGCATGAGCCTATTTGCTTCCTCCCGCCTGGCCGGTGTAGCGCTCAAATATTGGCTTCCTTTCCATGCGTGGGCGGCGCGGCAAGGACTGATTTTGTCGAAACTTTCAGTCCACGAGCTGTTGCCAGCCGCTTACGGGTGGCAAGCTAGCGGATGTGGGGAAGAAAAAGACCTCGACCGTCTTAACAGAAGTATTTTCGGGTCAAAGAATCCGTGGGGTAGATGATGGCCACCGTTGTAGCTGATGCAGATGTCGAGGTACTTGCCGACCTGTCGAATTTTGGGTCCGATCTTCAGCGACGCTTGCAACCAATCCTCAAAAAAATCATGGCCACAATCGATGTCATGGCGGACACCGATCAGTTCACTCAAGAAGTGAACAAGGCGGTGAAAAAAGCCGAAAACACCCTCACCGTTATGGATGTGGTAGCGGACACCGACCCTTTCGCCAAAGAAGTAGACAAGGCCGTCAAAAATGCAGAAAATCGTTCCACTTCCATCAAAGTAAAAGTTGATATCGAAAACGTGGAAAGGGAAGTAGATGAGGTACGCCGCCGTATCGACAGAGCAAAACCGGCGAAAATAAAAGTTGAAGTTGATGTTGATAAAGACACCGACAAAATACGGACAGGACTGCTGAAAAGAATAGGACAGCTTGGCGCGGACGCCGGAACCCGTTTCGCGAAATTCCTTTCCGATTCCATTTCCACCGGGCTCACCAACCTGCAAGACCTCTCCGGCAAACTTGCGGCCACCGTCGCTCAGGGCCTTCTGGGACTCGCCGCTGCTGGCGCCACGATCGCTATCGGCTTTCCAGCGGCGGCGGGCGCAATCGTCGCGGTGTCAGCGGCAATAGCGACCCTTCTGCCCCTCACTGTGGCACTAGCGGCCCCCCTGGGCGCTCTTGGCCTGGTCGCCGGAACCCTATTTGTGGGACTACGGCATTTCCAGGATGCGCTGGAAGGAGACGAAGAAGCAATCAAAAAGCTCACCCCTTCCGCACGCGGTGTCCTCAACGTGTTCAACGAATTCAAACCGGTTTTGCGCGAAATTGAGCAGGCAGCACAGGAAGCGCTGTTCACCGGCCTGTCACAGCCCCTCAAAGAACTAGGAAACACTCTCGCGCCGATCGCTAAAGAAGCTTTGGTGGAGATCGCACAAACCATCAATGGGGTGCTACTGGAGGCCATCCAGTTTTTTAACTCTGAAGAGGGCAACAAGAAGCTCGTCGAGTTCTTCGATGATCTCTCTGAAGTCGTCAAACAGATAGCGGACTTGGCACCGGCGGCGGGTAAAGCCATCTTGTCTCTGATCGGCATTGGCGCGAAACTGGGTCGCAGCATCCTTCCCGAAATCACCAGCAAGATGGATGAGCTGATTAACAAATTTAACGACTTTGCCGACTCGGGAGGAATCGAAAAGTCATTTGAAAAAGCGGTGGCATTCGCCAAGCAGCTCATTGAGGCCACCAAAACCATTTTCTCCATTGTCCAATCCGTGGGGACAGCGTTCCTGGAAGGCTTCGGCTCTTTGATCCCTTCCGATGGGGACCAAACGAAGATGGACACATTTGTTGACTCGCTGAAGAAGTTGCAAGATTTCGTGGAAAACCCGCTTGTCCAAGAAGGTATTAAAGGTATAGGTATAGCCCTGTTTGGTCTGATCGCCGCCGTTGCTCTGGCTGCTTTGGGCGTGGGTCTTCTCATTAGTACCTTGGCGGCCATCCCCGATGGTGTTAAAAAGGTCAACAAGTCGATAGAAGATCTTGGTAATGCGATAGACGATTTTCTTCTCGGGATAGGGCAATCCATCGTTGATTTCATCGGCGGTGTGTTCAGTTTTGTGGGCGATAAATTCTTCGATTTCATCAATAAAATTCGGGATAGCTTCGTGAAGTTGCCTGGAACCATTACGACGGCCCTGTCAGGCTTGACCTCAGCTGTGGAAACAGCGTTCCGTAACGCCATGGATGCGGGTTTTTCAGCGGTGCGCACGGCACTCACTCAAATAACAAGTGCTTTCGGGTCGGTAAAAAACTCGATCATCAGTACCATCTCGTCTCTTCCTTCGGCGCTGTTTAACTCTGGTAAAGAAATGGTCGCGAGCCTGGCCCGGGGCATGCTCGCGAGTCTTCCTTCCGCGCGTAACGCAGCATCAAGCATTGTGGGAGCGGTGAGAAACTTTTTCCACAGCTCCCCACCCAAAGAGGGGCCTATGTCAGGCAGCGGCGATGTGGACCGGTCAGGGAAAATATTGGTAGACACCTTCGCAAAAGGCATGATCCAAGAAATCAAGTTCGCTGCCTCTGCCGCAGATATGCTAGCTGCCACAGTCGCACGGAGCCTGGGATTGGGCGAAACAGCACGCTTCGAGCCGTCGTTTTCCGGCCAGGATGTGACACGCCCAGATTTGTCGAATCTGCGTAGCGTCGGCACAGCGAAAGTAGGAACAACCACGAACGCCAGCACCACGAACACCAGCAGCCGCAGCTCATCGGCAATAATCAACATCACCGCCCCTTCAGGTGATCCAAATGCGATCGCTGACCGGCTACGGCGGCTGCTAGAGACAGGAGCAAGATAATGTTCACTGGCTGGCTGTCATACGGCGGCACGGAAATCGTGAATGAGGCGCGCCTCTTCGCCTATGCACACAATTTGGGTATTCCCGGGGTTTTGTGTACAGAATGCCCCACGTTGCGTACCTCGTTCGAACACGCCGAATACACCACCCCTGCTGCCGATAACGCGCCCTGGTATGACGCAAACATCCCAGAATCAGGCCAAGTGGCAGGGTTTCACATCAAGTCCATCACCGGCTTAGGCGATACAGCGACACGCAGCGTCGACGAACTGGCGCGCAACGGCGGTGTCGTAGGCTCACGGCGCCGCTCCTCACGCGAACTCGCTGTCACCTTCACAGCCATCACGGCCAGCGACTGCGCCCTGTCATACGCTGCCGGGTGGCTCGCGAAAGTACTCAGGGGCGGCGACTGCCCGCCCGTGTTCAACGTGTTCGATACAAGCAACACCTTGGGATGCGCCGGTGAAACACTGTGCATGCTCACCTGCTGCCCGCAAACACCCGAACAGGTCGACACATATTTGACGTCCCTCTACAAGGTAGGTGTG